GGAACCAGACCAGTTATGTACAGCTACAGCTATACCAACTACTTCTCCAACACCTATTATAGCGCCGGATCCCATTGATTTGTTTAAGTTTGGATCTTTAGTTTCTAAGTCAATTGAAATTTCTTTATATTTAGTTAAATTTGTTAATTCATCTGGTGGCAGCCACTCTGTCTGTGCTTTAAATAATGGTACTTGCATTAAGAATAATCCCTTTCCTTTATCATTTCCAAATAGTGTATTGCCTTATCTATGTCTTGTTCTTTCCCCTTAGCAGCGTGCCTACATATGTACTTTATAGCCGATCCTTCCGCAAAGGGCAACCTGTTCTTATTTATAAACTCGCTTGGCTGCATGACCATCGATTTATAATGTGATCCTCCAATTTGTTTTTTGTATGCTGTCATATTTTAAAACTTTTATAAATATCCTTTGGTTTGACTACATGCAGATGTTCTTTTGTTCTTGTTGCTCCAACGTAAAACAATCTGTTTTCGTCATCAGGATTTTTTTCATAACCTTTCTGTGTGTTTAGACTTAAATCAGATAACAAAACTACATTATCTGCCTCTCCACCTTTTACCCCATGTATTGTAGAAAGTAAAATTCGTGGTTCTTGATTCAACTTTTCTCCATTCTCTCTCATCTTTCTAATATAGTTTACATTTTTTTGTGGTGCTTCATCAAATGCATTAAACCAAACATCATCTGTTTTTAATCCAAAATGTAATTTTAACGAAGCAGCAGAATAATAGTTATCCTTATCCATTTCTTTTATTCTAAATTTACTAAAATTATTTTCTCCCATGTAAGATGCTATTCTTTGTATACGATCACCAGTCATTTCTTTACCTGTTCTTAATTTTTCCCAATCCATTATTGCTTCATGTAAATCTTGTTCATATCCTTTCTTAAATTTATTTTTGTAATACAAACCTTTTTTGTATAATGTATTCTCTAATTCATTTAACATGTATTTAGTTCTAGCTAACACTAACCATTTGCCAGAAGAAAAATCTATATCTCTAAATTCATTGTGGTAAGACAATTGTCCTTCTACAGTTCTTGGTTGCCATTCTTTTTTTAATCTGTTGGATACACGACCTATAATATTTATAGCCACATCATGAACAGCTTTAGGTATTCTGTAAGATTGTGTTAAATTTAATAACTTTCCTTTTTGTGTAATAAACCTATTTACATCTGCACCAGCCCATCTAAATATTGCTTGGTCATCATCACCGGCTATAAAAGAATCTTCTGTTTTATTCCAAATACTTTTTGCCATATCCCATTGCATAAAAGATAAATCTTGTGCTTCATCTATAAACACAACATCAAACCTTGGTGATTTATCTGATCTGGTAAAATGAGATATCATGTCTGTAAAATCTATAAGACCATAATCTTTCTTGTATCTATCTAACTCATTTGCTAAGATGCGCAAATTTTTTACAGATACATCTTGTGTGTGTTCTCTTGAATTAAATTGTTGTTCTGGTGTAATACCTCTTAATCTTGCTAAGTGTATGATACGTAAATAATCACTTTTTGTAGTAAATAAGCCACTAAATTCTTCATCATAATCATTGTAATCTACAAATATTTTTATTTTTTTACCTAAATCTTCGTAGTGTCTTCGTTGCATTACATTTTCTTTTCTTATACCCAACATTCTAAATGCTAGTGAATGCAGTGTTCTAAAATATGGTAGATCATCTTCTGATAAATTAAATCTTTCCATTGCTCTATCTCTTGCTTCGTTAGCAGCTTTCTGTGTAAATGCAAAATAACCTATTCTGTTAGGATCTGTTTTCTTAAGATAGTCCTCTAATAAATTTAAAAGAGTGGTAGTCTTACCCGTTCCAGGTGGACCTAATACAATTGTTTTCATTTATTTAATCCCGCAGCTCTATATCTTCTTAAAGAATTTTCACTGTGATTAACCCATTCTAAATTTTCAGGCATGTAATTTAAAATATTATTGTCTAGATGATCTATTATACATTTATTTTTAAAATCATTATTAGGTAAAAAAGCTAATCCAACTATTTTATGTAAAGAACATTTATAACATTTTCCTCCGCAGGAAATATGTATAGATGGATAAGGATTATCTTTTCCACACATTAAAGTAGATTGTTTTAATGTTTTTCCTTTAAAATTTTTTATAACTGGAAATACAGGACCCAAATCTTTCATATGAGGATTTATTCCACCTGTTTTATATATAAAATAAGTATTTTTAGGTAAACTATTAAATTGATATTTTCTTGTTTCAAGATCTCTTAAAGTAGACATATCTACTTTTTCTTTTTCTAAAATAATTTGTTTAGGGTCTTGCCAAAGAGTTAATTGTTCTTGAATCATTAAAACACATCCTTTGGTTTAAATTCTTTTGGTGTGTATGTATCTGACTGTTTTTCAAACTCGTCTACCACCATTACATTTCTTCTCTTTTTACCAATACTAATTCTTGTTTCTTTACAATTGCAATACTCAGCCATCATCTGTAATGTTTCTGCATATTTTTCTGGCCATTTTCTACGATTTAAATATTGATGAAAAAATTGTTGAAATATAAAATGATGTTTTTTATCAGAAGTCCACACATTACCACGTTCCATATCTTCCTTAGTTGCACCAGTGCCTGTTCTATCTGTACAATATTCTTCTAAATAATCCATTAGTTGCTCAACTTTAGTTGCACCTTTTGGTGGATCTACTTCTTCTACGTTTGCTAATAAACCATCTATGTATTGACCAAAATCTTTTGGTTTTACAGCGGGTGGTCGTTTATTTAATTGTTCTGCAACAGCTCTTTGAAATAATCTTTGTTCTAATAAAAATGTAATATCTTCTAACTTAACTCTTTCTCCATCTACGTTTACATAATAATGCGGTTTATCTAATTTTATTTTTTGTAGATCACTTAATACAGGAAATACTGACTGTCCTTGAATACCAAAACTTCTTGTCATACACAATTTTTTATCACAATGGTTACACATAGGTTCTTCATTACATTTAAAACCCAGTTCTTTTTTTTCGTGATATTTTATTTTGTCTTGAATAACTCTATCTTCTAATGGTGGATCAAAATATTTATAATTAAAAGCATTTATTTTTTTGTCCCATTCTTCTGGCCATTTTCTTTTTGCATACTGTATATATTGATAGATAACTCTGTCTCTTCCATCTTTTAATTTGTTTTGTGTTAAAGATTCTATACAAGGAGGACCGTCATTAAATTCTGATGCAGGTCTTTTAATTTCTAATTTTTCTAATTGTTCTGGTGTAATTTTATATTCATCATGTAATAAAAAAAATTCATGAATTGTAATAGCATTACCATTTTTGTCAAACGCATATCGTGTTGTGTTTTTAGAATTAAAATATGGCAAATTAAGAAAATTTCCTGTATCATCTTGCGATTTTAATTCAACTTGTTTAGGAAACACTTCAGCACCACCGTGTCCTAATATTGCACTAATAGACAATAATTTATCTCTCATTAAACTTGCATCTACTGCAACCGTTGCAAATAAAAATACGTGTGCACCACCACTTTTAGATCTAAATACTACCAGTGGTAAATTACAACTTAAAATTTTTTGTATTAATTTTTTGTGATCAAAACCCGCGTAGCTGTCTATATCTACACAACCCCATTTGCATTTGTTATCTTCGTTGATAGGTATGATACCTAGACTTGGTTCTATTCCATTTAAATGATTGTTCCATAAAGATTCTGTAACACGTTCTCTTTTAACAAATGATTTACCCTTAATTTTTGTGCCGTCTGCATTTTTCTTTTCAACGTGAGTACATCCGTGAGCTCGCTGCAATCCTGTAAATATCTGTATAAACTTATCCATAATAATTTTGCGGGGCCGATTCAGTCTCCCTAGCCGGCCCCTTGTCTTCCAATGGAAGTCGATTAGTAAGGTGTTTCCGTTTTAGATTCTTCAGTTCCGTGTTTAGCTTGAACTTCACCTTTGCTTACGCTAGATGCAAAATTTTTAGCTATTTGGTATACTGCTTTATCTTGTACCGGGCCAACTGTTGATACATCCCAACCAAACCATGTTCCTTTGTCATTAGACATTTGAACAGTTTTTAGTTTATAAATGTGGCTGTATGTTGGCGGTGTGAATAAGCCATTCTTACCTTGCAGTTTGAGACCCATCATCATTGAGTTCCACTTACGACTAATTTTTAATTGAGTCGCTTTCATAGAAATCAAAGCTGTTGTTGGACTCTTACCGACTAACACTACAAAATGATTTGCTGTGTTCTCAATATAATTACCGTTAGGTAATCTATCTTTGTAAGATTTATCACGAGTTGTTTTACTCATGATGTCGCTAGATGCTTCGTGTATTGCTACAGGTGCACCTTTGCTTTCACCTCTGTCTTGCCATTCAACAAGTTTCCTTGTGTAGAATGCTGGCAAAACATCTATCCCTTTAGCACCATCATAAATTTCATTTGTGACAGTATTGAGAATCATACCAGGTTCTGCCGCCTCGATATATTTCCCATCCCTTTTATTAACTTCAGGAGATAGTTGTCCTAATACTTTAAGAAATGGTAATGCAAGATCTTCTTGCGCCATGTTCTGAGTACCCGCATGTGCATCAGCTTCGAATAAATTCGTTGCTAAAGCGCCTGCTTCTTTTTTTGTTACTTCGCTCATGTTTATTGTTTCCTTTTTATGTTTGTTTTATTTCCAACAAATACGTTGAAAAGTTCCGTTGGCATTTCTTTTCCTGCCTCAATACGTTCACGGACTAACGCTTTCAAAGTCATGGGTTCAACTTTCAGTTTTTGCTGAGGTTGAAACCCTTGACCCTTTGCAAGTTCGGCATAATCAGCCGCCTTGTTATCTTCGTTTCGCCCAAAAGATACGGATATCT